TGCAAACGCATATCGCCGATGTGTGGGGGGTGGCGGGTTTGAACTGGTTTGAACTGGTTTGAACTGGTTTGAACTGATTTGTCTTAAATGTCCGAATTTGAAAAAGCAAGGTAATCGAAACTAACGGGGGCGTTAGATTCCTGAGCGAATGGAAACAAGTGAGCGCAGCAAAACCGAATGAAGTTAAACGCAAGAATGGAAACCCAGGTAAAAAGAAACTGCCCGATCTAAAGAATGTGATTGCGTTGCCACAAATCAAAGGCGATGCGCCAATCCATTTGAGCGACAACGGTAAAAAACTTTGGTCCGATGTGCGCGAGATGGCACCGTGGATTGCAACCAGCGATAGTAAGTTGCTCATTGAACTTTGTGAAAAGATGGATAAGAAGTACGAGCTACAGGCAAAGATGGCTCAATCAGATTTTGTTCTTTACACCGACAAAGGCTACGCGTATGCAAACCCGTTGTTTGGAATGTTAAACACCGTTGAAGGTGACATTATTAAATTGCTTTCATTGCTTGGCTTAACGCCAATTGATCGCAGTAAGTTGGGGGTTGCTGAAGTAACGGCTAAGGGCAAGTTGGCCCAGTTGTTAGAGCAGCAAAAGAAGAATGGCTGAAGTACCTGGTTGGCCACCGCGCTGGTTAACGCCAGTGCCAATTGAAGATCAGATTCGTGGCGATGGCGAGTTGTATGCAAACTTTGCCGAAGCCGTTTGTCGAGTAACAAAAGATTCTGTTGCATCACCTGCAGGCAAGTTGCTTGAACTGCGCGGATGGCAAAAGGAATTATTGAAACACACTCTTGCCCGCCGTGAAGATGGCAGATTTCGTCATAGAACCGCTTTGGTGGGCATGAGTAGGAAAAATGGAAAATCGGCGCTGGCAGCATCAATGGGCTTGGCTGGTTTAACACTTGGCGGCAACGGTTCAGAAATTTATTCTTGCGCAGCAGACCGCGATCAAGCACGCATTGTCTTTGGAACTGCAAAGCGAATGATTGAACTAGATGAAGAACTATCTTCAATGTTCACGCTTTACCGCGATGCAATTGAGTTCAAAGATAAAGGCAGCGTGTACCGCGTACTTTCTGCAGAGGCTTATTCAAAAGAAGGTTTGAACCCTTCACCGCTTGTAATCTTTGATGAGGTTCACGCCCAGCCTTCTTGGGAATTGTGGAATGTTCTTAGCCTTGCTGGTGGTGCGCGTGCCGATTCACTTCTCTTGGGCATCACAACTGCAGGCGTTAAGACACAAAGCAACGGCCAAGATTCTCTTTGTTACTCGCTTTACCAATACGGCCAACAGGTTGTAAAGGGTGAGAAAAAAGACCCATCATTTTTCTTTTCGTGGTGGGAGCCAACACAACCTGAAGCCGATCACCGTGACGAATCATTGTGGCAAGAGGCAAACCCAGGTTATGACGATTTGCTCGACAAAGAAGAAATGCAAAGCGCAGTTTTGCGCACACCTGAAGCTGAGTTTCGCACCAAGCGCCTCAATTGTTTTGTAAATACTTCAGTTGCGTGGTTGCCAACTGGTGCTTGGGAAGCGCTCAAGGACACAGATAGATTTCCTGAACCTGGCGAAGAAGTTATTTTGGCCTTTGATGGTGCGTTTTCAAACGACTCAACCGCGCTAGTGATGTGGTTATTGGGTGGCGAAAAGCCTCACCTGATGGTTGTTGGATTATGGGAACGCCCCGATGATGCTGAACAAGGTTGGCACATCCCTGTTGCAGAGGTTGAAGAAACGATTGTTAGCACATTCAGAGATGAACGATTCAATGTTAAAGAAATCGTATTCGACCCAGCAAGATGGCAACGAACTTTTATGGTTCTTGATGAAGAAGGCTTGCCAGTTGTTAGTTACCCCAATAGTGCTGCAAATATGGTACCCGCAACACAAAAGTTCTACGAAGCCGTTGTGAATAAATCATTCACGCACGATGGAGATGAACGACTTGCACGCCATGTTGCAAACTGCGTAACAAAACAATCTAGCCGTGGTGTTATGGTTGCCAAAGCAAGTAGCAGGCGTAAGGTGGATGCCGCCGTTGCTTCAATTTTTGGTTATGATCGCGCTACACAACCAGCCGAACCGCCAGCACCAGTTGCTCGGTATTTTTCAATTCAGGTATAGGGAGCATAATGAAGAAGATTGATCTATCAGTTGCAGTTGAAGTTGTGGGTGTAACTCTTGCAACAACTGGCCTTGCAATGATTTCAGTGCCATTAGCTTTAATTGTTGCAGGTGTTTTTCTAGTGTGGATTACAGAAAAGGCTAACTAATGAGTTTATCAAACCGATTGCGCGACAATAGTGAGAAGCGTTCAGGCAATAATCAATTTATTGAACCACTGATTCCAGGCCGCCCTGCCTATGAAACTTTGGCAGGCGTTGTTGTTGATGACGAAACCGCAATCAGAATGTCAACTGTTTATTCTTGCATCCGCCTTTTGTCTGACACAATTTCATCTTTGCCAGTCAGCGCTTATGTTCGCCGTGGTCGCGCCCGCCTTTCTTATGCTGCAGTTTATGGTGAGATTCCAAATTGGGTTCAAAATCCTAATCCTGAAACAACAAAAATGGAATTTTATGAGCAGATCATTACCTCATTCAAACTAAATGGCAACGCATTTATTCTTTTGGTTCGTGATGATAAAGATGAAGTAATGGAAACTTATGTGCTTGACCCGCGTAATGTTCGCATTGAACGCCAAGCACCAGGCGAGCCTTTAATTTATTATGTAAAAATCAGAGATGAACAAGGCTTGTATGAGCAAAAAATAGGCGCTCGCGATATCTTGCACATTCCTGATTTCCGTTTGCCTGGTGAACTTTATGGCCTTTCACCAATTGCGGCTTGCCGAACAACTATCGGTGCAGCAATGGCAGCAGATACTTATGCCGCTTCATACTTTGGAAACGCAGCAAACCCTGGTGGTGTGATCGCAGTTCCTGGTGAGTTAACACAAGAGCAGGCACAAGACATTGGGCGCAATTGGAACTTAACCCATGTTGGCCCATACCGCGCAGGCAAAATTGGCATCCTTTCAGGTGGTGCATCATTTGAGCCACTAACAATTAACGCCCAAGATGCTCAACTTTTGGAATCAAGGCGCTTCAGTGTTGAAGAAGTTTGCAGAATTTTCCGCGTTCCATTGGCATTGATTGGCCATCCTGTTGCTGGTGCAATGTCATTTGCATCAGTTGAAGCACAAAACCTTTCATTTGTTCAGTATTCATTGCGCCCAATCTTGGAACGCATTGAACAGGCAATGTCATCATTGCTGCCTGAAAAAGACGGATTCATTCGTTTCAATTTAGATGCGCTACTTCGTGGCACAACACTTGAGCGTTATGAGTCTTACACAAAGGGATTGCGTGAAGGTTTCCTTTCACTCAACGATGTTCATGCTTACGAAGATATGGCACCAATTGAGGCTGGCGATCAATACCGTGTGCCGTTGCAAAACATTGATGCAGCAGATGCAAAGGATGTTGGCTTAAAGCTACGCACTGAAATTGCAGCAAGTTTAATTCAAGTTGGCTTTGACCCAGCAGCAGTTACACAGGCAGTTGGCTTGCCTGATATGAAGCACACTGGCGTTCCATCTAGCCAACTGCAGCAAGTATCAACAATTGACCCAGCCGACCCAGCGGCCGTGTATGAGGTTAAGTAATGCCTTATTTTGTCAGTGATAAGCAAGCCGATTGTTCAGGATGGGCAACCGTTAAAGAAGAATCAGATGGTTCTTATACAACTCTTGCTTGTCACGACACAAAACAAGATGCAATAGATCAGATGGTTGCAGTTTCAATTGCTGAAGATATGGAACCAGGTGGAGAAGTTCGAGCAGTTGATTTAAGCGTTCCCGCATTTATCCGTGAGAACGCACAACGCGGTTTGGATTATCTCAAAGAAGGTTTCGGGGGAGATGGCTTAACCGAAGGCACAAAGCGTGAAGCACGCGAGATGGCAGCAGGTCGAGTAAGTGAAAACAAAGTTCGTAAGATGGCACCGTGGTTTGCACGCCATCAAGTAGATGGACAAGCACCAAAAAACAATAATCCGTCAGATGCTCAATATCCAGGCGCAGGTTTAGTTGCTTGGTTGTTGTGGGGTGGAGATTCCAACTTTTCTGATAGGGCGCAAAACTGGGCGCAACGCAAAATTGATGCACTAGATGCTGAAGCCGATTCAAGGAGCAAAATGAAAAAGATTGAACGCCGTACATTTACAGTGCGCGATGTTGAAGCAAGACAGGCCGAAGATGGAACAATGCGTTTGCGTGGATACGCTGCAGTGTTCAATGAGGCTAGTGTTCCCCTACCATTCATTGAAACAATCGCCCCTGGTGCGTTTCGTAAGACTTTGATGGAAACACCTGATGTTAGATTATTGATTAACCATTCTGGATTACCTCTCGCCAGAACCAAAAATGGCACTCTTACACTTACCGAAGATGATCGCGGTTTGTATATGGATGCAACAATTGCAGACACATCAGAGGGGCGCGACCTTTACAAGTTAGTTGAGCGCGGAGATGTTGACCAAATGAGTTTTGCTTTCCGTGTCATTCGTCAAAAATACAATGATGATCGTTCTCAACGCACACTTACTGAAGTTTCACTAGCAGATGGAGATGTTTCAGTGGTTACTTATCCTGCCTACCCAACAACAAGTGTTGAGGCACGCGAAGCACTACGCAAGGCAATTGATGCAGTTAAAGAAGGCCGTGAAGTCACAGGTGAATCTTTGGTTGTTCTAAATTCTATCTTTGAAGATTTGAGCGAAGGCCACGATTACATTATGAAGGCCGTTGAGATGATGGCAATGCTTACAGGTGGCGAGCCTGAAGTTGAAGTTGAAGAACCTGAACTTGAGTTAGAGCCAACAGATGTAGAAGAAGCAACTGCAGGCCGTTCAATTTCGTTGCGTTTAGCGCAAGCAATTATCAACAACACAAAATAAATTTCTGCTGCACTCGTAGCAGAGCGAAGTCGGAGCGACCTCACACCCTTTAGCGCCGTGAGCAATAATCGCCACCACCTCAAAACCACATTCACACAACTCATAGGAGATCACTAAATGTCATATTTTGACAATGTAGTAGAGCGCCGCGATGCAGTTAAGGCTGAAATGGATGCAATTCTTGAGGCAGTAGCCGCAGAATCACGCACCGACCTAACTGATGAAGAAACAACAAAGGTTGATGCCCTTGTTGAAGAATCACGCGCACTAGATTCAAAGATTGAAAAGCTAACTGCACAAGCAACTGCAGATGCTAAGGCATCTGAAGCACGCGCAGCAGTAGCAGCAGTAGTAACACCTGTTGGTGGAACAACTGTTACACGCGAAGCACGCACATACTCACCAGAGGCTGAAGTTTCATTCGTGAAGGATGCGTTCAACGCACAGTTCAAGAATGACTATGCAGCACAAGAGCGCTTAGCACGCCACACAAAGGAAGAAACAATTGAGCGCAGAGCGGTTGGCACATCTGCGTTCGCAGGTTTGGTCATACCACAATATCTTGTTGACCTTGCTGCACCATTTGCACGCGCAGGCCGTCCAACTGCAGACTTCGCAACAAGCAAGCACACATTGCCTGCTGCTGGTATGTCATTGGAAATCAGCCGTATGACAACAGGAACTTCAACTGCAATTCAGGAAACTCAGAACACTGCAGTTTCTTTGACAGACCCTGACGATACCCTGCTCAGCATCCCTGTACGCACGATTGCAGGCCAAGCTGATCTAAGCCGCCAGGCTGTAGAAAGAGGAACAGGCATTGACACATTTGTTGTTGCTGACTTGATTCGTTCATGGCACACAACAGTTGATGCTCAGGTTCTCAATGGAACAGGCTCAAACGGTCAGTTCACAGGTATCCGCAACGCTGGTGGAAATGCAGTTACTTACACTGCAACAACACCAACAACTGCACTTCTTTACTCAAAGTTGGCAGATGCGTACCAGCAAGTTGAGAGCAATGTTTTCATTGCACCAACTCACATCATCATGCACCCACGACGCTTAGCGGCGATCTTGGCTTCATCAGACACAACAGGCCGCCCAATCGCAGTACCAACTGCAAACGGTCCAATGAACTCAGTAACTGCAGGCGCAGGTTTGCCAGGATACGGTAACTCAGGTTACTCAATCATGGGCCTACCAGTTGTTACTGATGCAAATGTTGGCACTGCATACGGCGCAGCAACTAACCAGGATGAAATCTATGTTGTTGCAGCACCTGAAATGCACCTATGGGAGCAGGCTGGTTCACCATTCGCGCTTTCATTCGATCAGACAATTGCAGGGTCATTGACTCTAAAAACAGTTGTTTATGGTTACGGCGCGTTCACTGCAGGGCGTTACCCACTAGCAGCCTCAATTATTTCAGGCACTGGTTTGGTAGCACCAACTTTCTAATCGAAAGTTAACAAATTGTAAGAGGCGGGTTTTTCTCCCCCGACTAACCCGCCTCTTACTTCTTAAATGATTCGGGGGAATCTATGAAGTCAGCACACAAAGTCTCAATTGGTAGTTGTGACCCAGGCAATGTCAACGGCGGGTTTGCATTTAGTTTAATTCAGTTGGCACAAGCACGATCATCACGACTTGGCCCATTTGTACGCGTTAAGGGTTCAGGGCTTTTGTCAAAGCAACGCAATCGTTTGGTCAAACAATTTTTGGAAACCAAATCTGATTGGCTTTTGATGATGGATTCGGATGAGCAACTATCTGTTGAAGCATTTGATAAGTTGATTGAAGCTGCTCATGATAAAGAGCGCCCAATTGTGGCAGGTTTAGTTTTTGCCAGTTTTGAAATTGGTCAGCCTTATCCACAACCAGTGCCGACAATTTTCAAAGATGCTGCTGAAGGTTTTTTGCCATTAAACAATTACGATAAAGATTCATTGTTTCAAGTAGATGCAGCAGGAACTGGATGTTTGCTTATCCACCGCAGCGTTTTGGAATCAATGAGAGATAACGCAGACCCACATCAGGGCGATAGTTGGTGCTGGTTTTGGGATGGGCCAATTGACGGAATTTGGATTGGCGAAGATTTACAATTTTGCCGCCGTGTTCGTTCACTTGGATTTCCAATCTATGTTCACACAGGCGCGATACTGCCTCACTCAAAGAGCTATTGGTTAGATGATCGGCAGCACGATATATGGAACGCATAAAACGAATTTTAAGAATTAAGGTAAAATCAAAGGAAACCGCTACCGCCGTTCCACAACTGGAACGCGCAATGCTTCCCAAAGTAGAAACGAGAATAAAGCGTGGCGATAACTAACGGTTACACGACACTCAATGATGTAAAAGCTGCGTTAAATCTTGAGGATTCAATTGATAATGCAGCCCTTGAGATGGCGATTGCAACCGCCTCACGCCAAATAGATGATTATTGTGGCCGTTTCTTTTATACAGATGGCACTGTAGGTGCGCCAGCAACTCGTTATTACACACCTGACAACTGGTATATTTTGCCTGTTGATGATTTTGTGAGCCTTTCAGAGATAGCAACAGATGATTATTTTGATCAAAGTTATTCAACAGTTTGGACTATTTCAGACAGAATGTTTGAGCCTATAAATAATCCTTCACGCGGTTGGCCTCTTACTCGTATCTTGGCAATTGGTTCTTATGTATTCCCACAACTATTGCCACAATCTGTTCGCATCAAAGGCATCTTTGGCTGGAGCGCAGTGCCTTATGAAGTAAAAACTGCAGCAAAAATTCAAGCCGCACGCCTTTTCTTGCGTAACCAATCACCATTTGGAATTGCTGGCAACACAGATTTAGGAACAGTTCGCTTGGTTGCAAAGCTAGATGCCGATGTTGAGGCACTATTGCGCCCACTACGCAAGAACAATGGCTTGGCCGTCTAATGTTACCAAGTGAGGTTAGAAACGGCTTAAAAGCCAACCTAGAGGCGATTCAGGGTATGCGAGTGTACGAGTTAATACCTACCGTGCCAGTTGCACCAGCAGCCATAGTTGGTCAGTTGGACTTTACTTTTGATTTGAACAATGCCCGTGGACTTGACCAGGCAAATCTAGATGTTGTTGTTTTGGTTCAGCGTTTCACAGAGCGTTCAGGCCAAAACGAACTTGATAAGTACCTTGCAGGCAGTGGGGATTACTCAATCAAGGCAGCAATTGAATCAGATAGAACTCTGGGTGGCGCTTGCGACACCTTGCGCGTTACATCAGCCGAAGCGGGAACCTATGTATCAGGTGATATTGAGTTCCTTTCATACCGTTACCGCCTAACCGTTTGGGGATAAGGAGAAAAATGAGCTACACAGTTACCTCGGACAATTTCGAGGCGAAGAAAAAGGGTGAGGCAATCACCGAAAAAGAATTGCTTGAATTTGGGTTAAATGCCGAAGCACTCGTTGCTGGCGATCACCTTAAGAGCAATGCACCAATCAAACCAGCAACAGTAGAGGAAGCGAAATAAATGCCACGCATAGTATTAACAGATGCAAAAATTACAGTCAATGGCGTTAACTTGAGTACGATGGGAACTAGCGTAACGCTCAACATGACCACAGATGTTGTTGAAACCACAGGTTTTTCATCAACGGCTGCAAAGACTCGTATTGCTGGATTGCAGGATAATTCAGTAACAATTGATTTTGCTCAGGATTATGGAACTTCACTTGTTGAAGCAACAATTTATCCTTTGCTGGGAACTACAACAACAGTTGTTGTTTCACCTACATCCACAACAAGTGCTACATCACCTTCATACACCTTCACTGCATTGGTTTCTGAATGGCAACCACTTTCAGGCGGCGTTGGAGAATTAGCAACCGCATCCGTCACCTGGCCAATCTCAGGTGCTATCACAAAGGCCACTTCATAATATGCCACGCATCGTATTAACTAATGTTTCAGTTGTATTTGGAACTACCGATCTTAGCTCATATTGCACAAGCGTTGCGCTGAACACTACTTTTGATATTGTTGAAACTACAGGTTTTGGCGATACCGCAAAGAAGCGCATTGCAGGCTTGCAGGACAATTCAGTTTCCTTTGAATGGAATCAGGATTATGCAACAAGCGCACTTGAAGCAACAATTTACCCACTATTGGGAACTGCAGTAACAGTAGTTGTGAAGCCAATTGCAACAACAGTTGGCCCAACAAATCCAAGTTACTCATTCTCAGCGCTAATCTCAGAGTGGCAACCACTTTCAGGTGGCGTTGGTGAACTTGCAACAGTAAGCACAACTTTCCCAATTTCGGGTACAATCACAAAAGCAACTGCATAACTAACTTAGGGGGAAACAAATGGATGGATTATCAGTCAAGGTCAAAACTAAAGATGGCTTCGAAGGCACTTATTCATTAACGCCAAGAATCATCGTTGCTTTTGAGCAGAAGTACGGCAAGGGTTTTGCAAAGCTATTGGGCGAGGAACAGAAACTAGAGCATATCTACTTCTTAGGCCACGAAATTCTTAAAGCCAATGGCAAGGTAGTAAAACCTTTCGGCCCTGACTTCTTGGATGATCTAATTTCAGTTGAACTGGTGGCAAACGATTCTTTCGAATCCACCGAGATAGCCTAACTTATTCTTTGGCGGCTATTTCGGTGGAAACGGGGATTTCACCCATTGATTTGATGGATGCCCCTGATGGCATCTTGGAAGCAATGATTATATTCCTGAAAGAACGAAATAAAGCGCGGAGCAAATAAATGACTCAAGAAGTTATTGTTCTCAGCGGCATCAAAGAAACTCTTGATGCCTTAAAAGAATTTGATAAAGATGTTGTGAAGCGCTTTAACAAAGTGATCAATACCGAACTTGCTGGCGCTGAGCGCGATGCAAAAGGATTGATTGATGAAGAACCACCGATGAGTGGCTGGCGTAAGGCAGATGCTGCCAAAGGCCGCACTCGCGGTGGTGAAGGCTGGCCAGGCTGGAACGCTGGCGAAATCAAAAGCAAGATTACAAAGACAAAGGCTCAAGGCAAGGTTCGCAAGGGTGATTACACAACCAGCGCGGGTGCTTTGCTCAACAAGTCTGCAGCGGGTTCAATCTTTGAAGTTGCAGGTCGAAAAACTAAACCAGGTTCAGGCGGCGGTTCAAGCGCACAATTTTTGCGAACTCTTGGCAATAGATTTGGTGCTGCATCCCGCGTTGTTTGGCGAGTAGTTGACAAAGATAAAGACAGAATCCAAGCAAATGTAAAAAATGCTTTAGATGATGCCAAAAAAGAATTACAGACACACTTAAACAGAGAGCGAGCATAACAAATGGCAGTTGGTTCAATTGTTGCCCGCATCCTCACGCAGTATTCTGACAAAGGCTCAAAAGCTGCAGCAAAAGACATTAACAAATTGGGCAAAAACTTTGATGCCTTTGCCAGCAAAGCAACAAAAGCATTTGGTTTAGCAGCAGCAGCATCAGCGGCTTTCGCGGTCAAAGTTGGTGTTGATGCAGTTAAAGGTGCAATAGAAGATCAGAAACAACAGATTGCTCTTGCAACAGCCTTGCGAAACACAACAGGTGCCACCGATGAGGCTATTGCAGCAACGGTTACTTACCTTGACAAATTAGAATTACTCGTTGGCGTTGACAATAACCAGTTGATTCCTTCCCTGCAAATTCTTACACAGGCAACTAAAGATGTGACTTCAGCGCAACAATTGCAAAACCTTGCCCTAGATATTTCGGCAGGCACAACAAAGGATTTGGGAGCCGTTTCACTAGCTCTTGCAAAGGCCGTTGGGGGTAATGTTGGCGCTCTAACTCGCTTGGGTGTTCCACTCGATGCAA